TCGACGAATTGCTTCAGGGTCATTGGCTTGGAGGGCATCTGACGCATCCTTGTAGCTCTCAAGTCTTGCGATCTTTGTCTTGCCAGGTGGTAGGACCCCTGCCGCATCCTCCGCTGCCTTACGGCCTGCCTCGTCATTGTCGAAGAACAGGACAATCTCTTCATAGCCCTGGAGCCATTGGAGAGCCCGTTGAATCGACTTCCTGGCCGCTGCGGCACCGCTAGGTAGAGATACCATCGGCCACCCCGGCATAGCCTCACTACACGAAGCTGCATCGAGTTCCCCTTCAGTGATAACGACTCGTTTTCCAGTGGCGGGAAACAAATGTTGCCCAAAGAGGGTTCCAGGTGTTTCTCCTTCATAGGTGAATAGTTTGCTTTTTGTCTTTACCTTGCAGCCTTTAGCGACTCCAGCATCGTCGAAATAATAGAAGCGTAGAACGTCTCCGTCTTTGTAGATCCGGTATTGTTGACAAACCTTTTCTGAGATGTTCCGCTTTTGCAGCCGCTCGGCTGAACCTCGGAGTTGGACATTGGTGGACATTTTATGAGTGTGAACATCACCTTCGCCTTTGGTGTAGGCGTTACATGAAAAACAAAAAGTGTGGCCATCTGAGTATAGGCTAGCTGCATCAGATGACCCACATGCATCACATGGTAAGTGCCTCACGAACTCGCTTTCGGAGTTCTGCATAAGTTCGTGCTTGCTCATCGTGATAATTAAACCAATCGTCTACTGCTTTGATGAACCCATCAACTATTGCATTAGCATATGCAGGTTGTGTGCTATCTACATCTGCAAGGATGTCTCCAAATAGATCAGCATAGTACTCAGGTGTGCCGTATTGTGTGGGTCGCATCAGTTTTTGTGGTAGGTTTGAATCAGTTCTTCGTAAGCATCGAGTTCATCCTCGAAGGCTTCGATGATATCATTGGGTGAGCTTGTCTTATCAAGTGATTTGATAAGCGCACCAACAATAGCTCGAATCTCTTTTACGTCAGCCATGAAATAGGAATCGAGTGGAAGGAACAGTATTGGAAGCCATGCTTTTCACACCACTTAGCATAGGTGGTCTTGGATCCTTTGTAGATCTTGTTGTGGGGTGACTGAAACACGAAACGAATATCAAGGTCAGGGTGTGCTGCCTTAACTGCTTTCATCTTACGCCTATCCTCCTCCGTTAGTTGACCCTTGGTCTCTAGGTAGATACCATTAGGTAGGAGGAAGTCGGGCGTGTAGTTGCATTGCAGTACGTAAGGTACCTTGGTTGATTCGTATTCGTATTTAACACCCAGGTTGGTGAGAAGATCAGCGACCTTCTCTTCAAGTCCTGAGCGAAAGGCCATCAGAAATCGTCATCCTCGACGACATCATCAGACACATCATCAGCTACAGTAGCAGGTACCGAGTTAGCCTTAAAGCCAGTGGTCTGACCGAACAGTGCAGCTACCTCAGTTTCACCAAGGTCACCACGATCAATACCAGCAGCGTTGTTAAGCTCGACTACCTGGACACCAACAAGCTTGAGGCTAGTGCCATAGGTGACACCATCCTTGAGGATGTAGGGCTTCTGTCGGAAAGCAAGCTTAACCTTGCTGCCACTATAGACAGGCAGGTCAGCATTAGTGATAGGTGTGCCCTCACTGTCTACAACAGGGGGACGGTTCTCTTCATTCCAGGAGAACTTAGTCTTGTACTTACCTTCGGATACCTCTTCCCAAGGCTCAGGCTTCAAGACACTACGCTTAGGATTCTTCAGCTTAGATTGTGCCCACTTAAGAGTTTCTTGACGATCCTCCTCAAGTGTTGCGATCAGCTGTGAGTCCAGGAGAGCAGACAGTGAATAGCCAAACTTAGATGGTTTCAGTACAGCTTGATAACCTTCAAGGACAACAGGCTGTTGAGTAACGTGAATGGGTTGTGACATTAACAAAAGAAGTAGGTGGATTCGATCACGGTCTCTGGTTCTAGATCACCAATGATCGGTGGGTCAGACTCTGCACCAATATACTTGGCGAAGTCTCGTAGGTAGTCATGCTCTGCGAACAGGTGCATGTATGTTTCTCGTACAATGGCGGATAAGGTAGACATATCCGTTGCACGACAAAGCACAGAGTCGTGAATAAGAGCAATAGGTGCATCAAAGCGTAGGGCACTCAGATGTAGAAGACTAGCATCGAGTGAGTGGATTAAGTTAGGGGCTGTTGCATTCTTGTGGTGGTTGAGATCGACCTCATCAGTCTCTCCAACTGCCACCTTCATCTTACAACGACCCAGTAGCTGTAGCTCCATAGACTGGAACTGCTTCTTGTTGAGCTTCTGGTGAACAGTGAACCCAGATGGAGTCTTCCATTCAAGGTGCTGTACACCACGCTTTACAGCAGCTGCTACCTCAGTCTCAATCCATTTCATGACAGCCATAGGGCCAGGTACGACCACATCCATAGCTGCCCTGATGGCTTTAACAACTTGAGTAAGCTCTTCCTTATCAAGTTCTATCCCATCCTCCAAGAAAGCCTCTTTGATGTAACCCCTATTGGAGTAAGGCTTAGCATTGTAGGGGATAGTCATAACACAACGCTTGGTCTTCTTCCTATCTAGGTGAGGACGTAAGCGTTCAGGTACCGAGGGCATAGCGACCTCAGCTACTACCTTGTAAGCATCTTGTGGCTTATCACCAGGTAAGACATTTACCAGTTTAGCTGTTGACTTATCTCGTGCGAGTCCTGCCAAGATTTGGAGACCACTACACGTTGCGTCTACAGCTATAGGCAGTGTTGTGAATTGTTTATCAGCTGTGATCACACAATGATAATACTCATCACAACTAGATAAGAATTGCCATGGTTCTTCTGCTGATTCCCATTCAGGTAAAGATCCGATTGGGTCAGTAGCAATACGACTGATGAGTGTGATGTTATTCTCCACCCAAGCTAGTCGATCAGACATGGTTGCTTTATCTAAACCATAACAAGTTGCTACTTGAAATGCTAACCAAGACTCAGCTTCTGGTGTCATATAAGAACCATCAGCAAACCTCAGTAATGATTTACCAAAGTCAGTATCTTGTGGTGTTAGAAAAGCAGGGATAGGATAAGCTCTTCCTCTATAGTCAAATGACCATGGACAAAAGAATCTATCTCTATCCTTGAACCTCTTAGCTGCTTCCATAGTCATGCGAGTTCTACATGACTTCTTAGGTTCTTGTGCTTGTATGTTCAACACCTCTGCTGCTCTCCTCCGATAATCCTTACGGCTATCGTAGTTGGTTTCAATGTCAGCAGGTTTAGCAGGCAGAGGGTGATTAACAATAGGTAAGAACTTACCAACAGGTCGTTCCAATCTAGTTAACTCCTCAGCAACCCCATAAGTAAAGGGATTTATCTGGTAAGCTACCTTCTGAATCTTGTTCAGAAAGTCAAGAGGAATCTCCTCCTGTAGACGGGCGGGGTCTCCCCTCCGAACCAAAGAGTAGCCTCGCATTACCTCATTGAGTAGGTAACCACCTGGACGATCGTTAGTCCAATCGTTTGGTTCGATAAGCATTGGCCATGCAAGTGGTGCAAATAGTTCAGCATCACTCATGACCTTATCACGGATCTCAAGGAACGCAGGTGTAGGTGCAACAAACGTTACAGTGATCTTGCCTAAGCGACGCAGATCTTTAACGAACCAGCCACTAGTTTGCATGATGCAATCAAGCAGCCATGCACCTAGCTTGATACGATTAGCCCTACCCCATACCTCCCACTCAGGTACCTCGCATCTGTTCATCAACGTTTTGATGACAGTTAGCTTTTGTTGTGTACCAATAGACTTGTGGTAGTAGTTCTTCTTGAGTACAGCAAGTAACCCAGGTGCAGTCTTCTCATAGTGTCTCATCTGACACTCAGACTCAATAGCATTGCCGATGCTATCACACACTGATTGTAGCTGATCACTACCTTTAGTGGTAGAGAACACCTTGTCAAAGGTAATCTTTAGTGCAATAGCAGCAGATGCTAGTGGTTCTAGTTGAGAAACATAGTTCTTGATGATGTCAAATTGATGACCAGAACCACGCTTCAGGCGATACTCACTAGACTCCTCAATGTATTTGACAAGAGCAGGTAGCAACGCATCAATGGATGCTGCACCGTATACTGTAGCACTTGCATAGCTTTGATCTTGTAGCTTACGAGTGTTGTCTCTGAGGCGCTGGAGTCCTTGCCTGATTTGCTCTCGCTCAAGAGCTACCTGTTCGTCGATCTGTGCAGGCGTTGCCAATTAGTTATTCTCGATGATTGTGAATGAGTCATCAACAAGTTGTTCTTGTGCAAGCTTGATGATCTCATCACGGTTAGGATGATTCTCTACTTGCTTGATCAGTTGTTGAAGACGACGGGAGAAAGTGTAATCAGACATCAGTTGAAATCAGCAGGGGTGAGGAAATGAATAGACTCGTGATCAACAACAGTGAACTCAATGTCAGGTGTGTTGATCAACGCATCTACCTTAGCTTGTGCAGCACTACGCTTACTGTAGACATACTCTTTGACCTTACCGGTATTCAGGTCGGAGGTGCGGATGATGCAGCATACAGAGCCAGGTAGCTCCCATCCTGCAACCTTCCATGACATGATCTCCTCAAAGGTATGGGAGTGGAACATGTCATCATCAGCATCCTTGTACTCTTGCCAGTTGTTAGGAAACTCTTTACGCTTAGCCATCTTACCATTCTTCCGTTTGTTTGACATTAACTAGTTGTTCGTTACGTTGTTGGGATAGTTCAAGAGCAGTCCATGCAGCCTGCTCAGTGCTCGGTGCCAGTAGATACCAAACACCACTGGTGAGGGTTACCTCGTACTCGCGGAGACCTTTGTGGGTGGTGTACATTAGTTAGCAACGCAAAGGAACTTAGCAACACGCTTAACTTGTTTAGTAAGCTCAGCTACCTGCTCATCAGTATAGAAAGAAGCATCAGCCCTCTCTTTAACAGCGACAGCAAGGAACTCAACCAAATCAATGCGAAGTTGACGTTGTTCATCAGTCAATGCTTTAGCCATCAGTCTTCCTCAAAAGTAAAGAAACTATCAATCTGTAACCAAATCTCATGCTCAGCACGAACAGCTATCGTTGAGATTTGATCAACGGTCAGATCGTCCGCATTATAGAGAGCAGTGCAAATCCCATCCTCTATACATTTAGCCAGTAGAAGCTGTTTGTTTACTTTCATACACCCTCATTAAGTGCAATATCAGAGAAGTCATTAAGCCACGCATTTAGTGTAGCCCACTCTACCTCAGTGAGTATACTGCGTGAATCGTCACACATCAGAGCATACTTGACAGCCTTCATGATAGGTTTGAATTCATCAGGGTAGACATCAACTTTAATAGCGGTCTCGTGATTGTGAAACATGTTAATCATTAATCATCTCCTCTTCAAGGTTAATGAAATCAAAGAAGTCATCCTCTACATCAGGATCATCATCATCAATACGTTTGTACTCTTTGATGACCTGTTGCATGTATTCTTCGTCAGTCATAATCAGTTGTTACGAAAGAAGAAGGTACCGTTAACAGTCTCAATAGCCGCAAAGTCATAACGCAGGTTATGATCCCACACATCTTGCCAATCAATAGCACTAAAAACAATCTCAGGGATCTGTGCATCCATCACCTCGATACAGAAGTACTCAGCGAACTCTTTCTCAGCACACGATGAGTAGCTATCGTGTGTGTACTCATACGCATCCTCAAGTTGTGATGCAGTGTAGATACCGATATCCTCTAGCTCATCCATGAACTCAACAGTCTCCTCATGAGTCCACTTCTCACCGAGCATGTCAGTGATCTTATCATAGAGATCCTTCTCATCAGTGCTCATGTCATCATACTCTTGTTCCATAGTATCAGTGTTGGTGGTAGGGATTACACCTCGTGCATTAAGCAGCTCAGTATAGAACTCAGTATACATAGCACTATTGTCATCACGGTAATAGCCTGCGTCCTTGATCATATCAGTGCGTGTAAGCTCACCTCTATTAATAAGGGGCATCTTGTCATTAACGAAGTCAAGAAGTGAATCACCCTTGAGCATAAAGACAGGAGCAGTGGTGGTCATAGGTAATGTGCGCGTGATTGTGAATGAAAGGTTAGACAAGTTACTCAGGTGTGCTAACGATATCTACATAGGCATGAGGATACATGTCACAGTAGCTATCGAACATCATCTCAGCCTCACTATATGTATCAAATGACTCAAGGGCAAGCATGTTACCCTCATCATCCATTCGTGAGATAGTGTAGCTGTAAGTGTTAGCGTCAGCAATCATCATTTAGTCATCCCATAAAGGTAACGATCAACATCATCGTTGTTACGGATGAAGTCTTCTACATCACTGAGTTCATAGAACGGATCACCATCTATGTCTCCATATGGGTCTACAAGAACGAACTCTTCATAATCATCACCCATGCGTTGAACTAAGTCATAGCTGGTACAGTCTTGTACAGCAGCACGAAGGTCGTCGAATGTGTAAGTCATAGTAGTGTTAGTTAGTTAGTTACTCAGTAGGTGTACTCATTGTCATCCTCTACCCAAGAGATAGCAGTGTAGAGAGCAGCAGTATCATACTCAACACCCATCTTATCCATAAAGGCAAAGGTATCAATGGTGTAGTCGACGTTGTTCTGGTTGTACATAATGTTGGTGGTTGTTGTGTAAGTAAGTGAGTGGTGTTGATTACGCGACGTAGAAGTCGCCAAGTTCCAGTGGATAGCCATACTCATCAACCTCTACTTTATCGGTAGTAGGTTCGGTAAAGGTTGTAGCGATCATGTCAAGAACAGACAAGAGATCGTTACCAGTGCGTGCCTTACCAAGCAGGTCAAGCACTACCTTACGATTAACGGTAACAGTCATAGTTAACTCCAGTAGTGTGCGTTAGCACGCACTAGTTGTGAACAGTTGCCATGATCTAATTTATGTCCGCGCATGTGGCTCTGCGCTGTAACAGTAACGTGGTCGTACAGTCAGGTCGGGTTGCAACCTATAACTGTTCGCGGGATCGCTCGCTCCGCTAAGTCCGTCTTGTGACGACCACAACTATTCTATTGTCTAGGTACACCTCCGGCATTAGAGAGGCTGGCTTCGCCCCTCCCCCACCGACTCATCTAACATACCAGCCCCTAGGCCGTTGTGTCAATCCCAAGAACCCAGTGGATCCGTGTAGCCCCCTTAATTGACCCTATCAGCGTTCCTTATCGATCCGAACCGTACCGATATTGGTTGAGTCGAATTAAGACAGTGTTGTGTGATAAGTAACAAATAGCGTGAGTGTGAATACGAATGAACACAGCGTGTGAATACTTTCTCTACAAGGCTCTGTAATGCCTCTCTACTGGCCTGTTGGTGTCAGTATACCTAATAACGGTTAGAGGCGCCTTATAGCCGCTTGTGGGCGTGTCTCAGGGCGTTATAGCTGCACTGTCCTGTTGAGTTGGGAGGGGCAGACAGATAACTTGATATATACCTACACCTTGATACTAATTCGTATCGCTATTAGTTCATATCACACAGCATTGCTTATTGCAATTCATTCTCAATAAGGCGTGACTATAGATGATGACAGTGCCCCCAGTACCGTGTCCAGAGTATCTGCATCAGGCACAGGTACGCAGGACATTGGACACAGGGCTAGCAGTTAATAACTACATCGGCTGAGAGTCCTTGATCGCAAGAGGGGGGCACTGGGGGGAAATACGAGACCCCTTGGCGATATAAGGCTTGTTAAATTTATGCCAAAAATTAAGGGACCCCCCAGAACGCCCTGTAAGGCCCCTCAACGCAGTCAAACAGTCAAGGCTGCACAGACACCCGGTAGATGCTCCTGTAGAAGCTTATAGGCTTCTTCTGCAATGATCCTATGTTCCAGTTGTGTCCCATTACCACACCTAAGCTGACAATAATGAATCCAGGACCTAATAGTGCCATTCATGTACAGTCGAGTAGGTGCAGCCATAGGCAACACTTCTCTAGCACACTCCTTAGCTACCCCATCTTCCAACATTCTCTGATACAAGTCATAACATTGATTGTACAGCTTGATTGTCTCTTCAGTGTATTGATACCTCAACGTTAGACTTAGATCATCAGTGCTATTCTGTCGGTTCTTAGTATCTTGTTTACGGAACTGTGGAGGGGCTGCTACTTCTGTTACCTCAGCATACCGTTGACTGAACTCCTGGAAGCTAAAGGACCTATGCCTAAGGATCTGTGCTGCTATACTACGTGTAGTGTTAATCTCTACACACATGTTCACCATCTCAAACGGGGACCAGTGTTGATGGTCAATGAGATACTTAATTAGTTTAGCACTGGTCTCAGTGTTGGATTGGTTAGCTGGATTACTAACACGTGCCATGTAACTAATAAGTTCTTCAGCGTTAGGGGTGATGTGTACCAGGGTGGCGGTATGAGTCATCGATGATCGTTTTGGTAGATGGAGGTGGCAGTGATATCATCCCATGCTGTAGGGATATAACGTTTACGAGTACTTACTGTATATTCAGAATTCAAGTAATCACCACTAACTTTAACTTGCTTTAACTCGTTAAGTGTCTTAGGGTGACGGAATTGATTACGTAATGGTTGCTTACGATATGTTCTACTCATAACGTATACAGTAGAATAAGTAGTGACAGGATTCAGAAGGATTGGGGAGAATCAGTACTCCAAGATTCAGTATTAGTTAGTGGAAGTTTGTGTCTTTGGAGTTAGTACTTACAGAATGTCCATTCCCAGGGACATTAATAAAGAGGAAGATGTGTCTCGATAGAGGCATGTCTTCCTCCCTTCACGGAGGTCCGATCCACCCTTCGGCGCTCCGCTTTACGGGTGGGATCTGCCTAAACCCAGGTGGGGACTGGGCTCTTTTTCTTACCTCTAGCCTTACGTCTTTGCTCTAAATTCATACCCATCACGAGGTGATTTGTAGCAGCTACTGGGTCATCAATAAAGGTCTCTAGGATGTCATTCCACTCCTCTTGCTTACGCATCTTAACAGCTTCATAAGCACTAATAGACATAGCATCTGTGAAGTACTTAACACCTTGTGCTAGCGAGTCTAATCTGTCGTCATGTTTAACTGCTCCCTTCTCACGACACATCCTACTCATCTGGTAAAAGAGCATATACAGTAAACGTTCTTCAGGTGCTGCGTCTTTATTAGAGCTGTAGTCCCACTCCACCACTGACCTATCCATGATAAGTCTATGCTGGTTCATCACGGGTTCTAGTGCATCAATGATCCTGTCTTCTTTACGAACATTAGCACGTACTTCCTCTACGTCTATTGCTTGTTTAGTTTGTTGGAGGTGCTTTTTAAACAGTTCTGCGACGATACCATCTCCGAAGTTTGTTTCGATGAGTAGTTTAGTAACATTGTACCGCTTACACCCACGAAGGATGTCAAGAAGTGTATTGTCGCTATAGCCGTCGCGATAAGCTCGTACCTCGTGAACGTAGAGAAACCCATTCTTTTGACTTATGTATGTTGCTGCTGTTTCGTCGCTACCCCTACCTGATGGGTCTACTGAGCAGATTGTTTCGGTGTAATTACTCCAGTCTCCTTGGAGTTGCATCGGGGAATAGAAGTAATCACCTGGTAGGCCAACCGTAGGCAGATCCTTGAGCACATTACGAGGGTCACTGCACCACACAACAGCATCCGGCGCTTGAGTCGGGTTAACAGAGGTAATGATAAGATCTGAGAACTTAAGTGGGAACTTTTCTGCATCACTAAGAGTCGTATCTAGCATGAATTGAAGCATGAAGTTACTACGACCCATAGCAGCTTCACGCTCTACTAGGTCATCAGATGAAAAGCGATCGGGGTCTGTTACTTCCCAAGCTTCAGCACCTGTGTCTATATCCTCTTGTAGTTGAGGTGCAAGTAGTCCTTCATAGTTACTAAGTGAACGGGGGTAACGTGCTGGCCATACAAAGGGTCGATAGTTACGTTCAGCTAGCTTACGGTAGATGGTAAAGGTAGTCTGGGGTGTACCAAGGTACATGATACGACTATCTTTCTTTGGTGTAAGGATAGATTCAGCCTCAGTACAGAGTTGCAATAGCTTCTCACGCATCATCTCAGTCATACTGTTACCAGGAACCTCAATGTCATCCAGAATCATCAGGTCAGCTCGTGATCCGGTTAACTGGCCAGTAATACCAACTGACTTAACGGATGGTGCTTGGTGAGGTGAGCAGTTAACATCAAAGCTAATCCTAGACCAGCGTGAGTCATCACTCTTTGGTCTAAGATGTACCAACCATGGTGTCTCAATAATTAGCTTCTGTAGGAAGATCGACATGTTGTCAGCACGCTCCTTAGAAGCTGAGATGATCATGATCTTCTTCTCAGGGTCATTAAAGAGTGTCCACAACACAAACGCTCCAGTAATCCAGCTCTTACCGACTCCTCGGAAGGCTTGGATCTGTAGTCGTTTAGGACCGTGTTGTAGGTAATCAGCAATGGCGTATTGAGCACGTGTAGGGGATGGTAGGTCTAGCTGTTGCCATAGAGCTTGAAGAAAGAGCTTAAAATCGCTTTTAAGGGCGGTTAAAGTGTCCATGTGATAGGATGTATAGGAAAGCACCTAGAGGCCCCTTGTAGAGGCTTCTAGGTACCGATGGTGAGGGGTTAGACTTGATCGCGGATAGTACTGTTGACAATCTTTTTAAGACGCAATGACGAACCACGTTCAATCACTTGCTGTACCGATAGTCCGTCCCGCATCATAGCTGCATTACCACCACCAGCTCTAAATGATTCAATCTGCTGTGGCGACAATCTACCAGACAAGTCTGCTTGCATACGATTTTTACTAGCAACTCCTGGCATTGCAGCACGGAATTGCGCTACATCTTGTTGACGACGTTTCCCTTGCTCTGTTTGTTCAATCTTCTGTTGAAGAGGAATAGAACGACCACTTTGCCCAGCTCTATAAGCTTGAGCTGCATCTTGCAAAGCTAATGCAGCACCAACACCAGCAACATAAGGCATAGCTGGGCCACTAGCCAGTGCTGCAGCAGCTCTAGGCATTAAGTTAGTAAGAGCAGCTTGAGTAGCACCACCTACAATGGCTCCTGTTCCAATAGATTGAGCAGCCTTTGTGGCAGCAGTTCTCCAATCACCTTTACCAGCAGCATAAGCAGATTCAGGGGTGATGGCTTCAGTAGCAGCACCTAGCCCCATACCTAAAGCATTTTGCCTTAGTTGTGATTTTGTTGGGATTGGGATTGGTAAATACCCACCGATGTTTAGACCACCTCTTGTCTTGCCCAATTCATACACATCAGATAGTTGTGTGATACCAAGTCTACCAACATTACCAGGGTCAGGCGGGACAACCCTAGCAGTAGCTTCCGGTACACCTTCTAGTTGTGTTGGAAGAATCGGAAACGCTTTAGATTGTTTAGCTAGTGATTGCCTAACTTTTAGAGATTGTTTATCTGGATCAGTTACACCTAAAGCTTCACCAGCTTTTTTAACCAACAGTTGTTGAGCTGGATTAGTTTCTAGATAACCTGCTCTATAAACAGCATCTACAAGATCTGGATACAGTTGATCAACAATTTCTTTTGGAGTGACTTCAGTATTTATCTCACCCATGGTATTGGACTTAAAGTTACCACCGTGTCCAATAATTCCATGCAAATCCCTGGTGGTATAAATTAGTTTATCAGGATCAGTGCCAGGACTCATAGTATCAGGCAACTGATCTCTAATAATTTTAATTACTTCAAGTGCTTTCTTGGGATCAGCTTTGAACAGTCTATTTGCTAGTAGTTTTTGATAGATAGGATGGTGACCTTCTAACCGCTGATAGTAGTTACCAGCTTTAATAAGGGTACCTTCACGACTATTGAGTTTACGAACAGTTTCGTCAACTTCTATATCACCATTTAAGTATTTATATAAAATATCAGCAAATAAATCATCACCTTGATTTACGACGTTAGCATAAGCTCTAACAGTAGGTGATTTAGATAGTTGTTTAGATTTAATAAGAGGCTCGCTTTCGCTTTGCAGTTTAACTGCAGTTTCAGCCAGTAGCTGAAATAACTCCTTATCCATTGGGATTATTTAGCTCCCAACTACATTGGACCCGCCTTTGTCCATGTCATTTTTACGCTTACGCTCCTCACGTTCCATGATCTCGCGTTGACGCTGATTACTCATCATGTCCTCACGACCTGCACCACGACGTTGACGGGGCTTAGCCTTTTCCTTAGGTTTGTCGTCCTTACCTTTATCGGGCATATAACCTGATTCACTTTGAGCCCTATCACCAGGAGTTTTGCCACCTTGACCAATAGTACCGGGTTTACCCATACCAGATTCACGCCTTTCCCTGCGCTTACTGATGTCTTCAGAAGTTACATCCTTACCTTTTTGACGACGCTTAGATGCAGTGATCATGTCCGCGATCTTTTGACGCATCTCTTTAAGTGATTCTCTTTTGTCCATGATTAACGAATGTGTGATAGAATAAGTGTTTCCCTATTAGTAGGGCCAAATGTGTCCCTCATCCATTGTAGCCAATTGCTACTTCCTTTAGCCTGATTGCATTTCCTACAGCTGGGTACCAAATTTGAAGTAAGGTCTTCGCCACCAAAACACTTAGGGCGAACGTGGTCAAGTGTAAGTTCATGTAGTTCATAAGTTTCTCCGCAGTATACGCATTGACAATTAAAGTATTCCTTAATTGCACGACGGTGTAGCCTTTTTGCTTCAGAGCTTGTCATCGTTATTAGGTTGTGGAGGTAGTGATCAGGACTAGGAAATAGCGGTGTCACATTATTAGATTGGGAATGGATTAGCCATACTTCTTACCCTTACGTGGGCGTGTACGGTTAGCTTTAGGGGACTCTAGTTTGCCTTTGTTGGGACCTGTATGGGAAGCATCCATACCATCACCATTACCATAAGTGCCAAGCTTACGGTTCAGTTTATTAGCGTTAGTACGGATCTTAAGACCCTCCTTTGTCCGATTGTATTCGGCTTGCTGCTTTAGGCGCTTAGCCTTAGCCTTAGGGTTGTTCTTGTAGTAACTAGACGTGCGACTTGCCATACAACCTCTTTTGGATAAGTTCAGGGTCTACCTTAGGCATAATGGTGGCTAGTTTATCAAGGGGGTTACCGTCATATGCAACACCGCTGATGTCGTTTTTAGTCAACCAATCACAAGCCGCTTTAAGGTCAGCAGTAGAGGCTTCACCGCTCTTGATTCGGTCCAGAAGCTCTTTGGTGACAATGTTATGGAGTTCATTAAACATGTCCTCCGTTGCTTTCTTGTTAGCCATTACGTAGTACGATTTGATCTAGTTTATTTTCGATGCGGATCATGTGATCCTCCATCTTTTGTAAGGCGTTAGCTAACTCTTGTCGTGGTACGTACTTCTCAGCAAGACGTAATTCAATCTCATCAATACGTCTGTCAATACGATCCATACGTGAGTTAGTTCTACTGTTAATGGAAGCTACACCACCACCAACGCCAATAACAAGGGATGCAACTCCTGTGATAATTGCTTCAACCATTTTCCTTAAGTAGACGTTTTAACTTGGTGGCATATAGTGGATCAGTTGCATATCCCTCCTTTACCAACAGTTGAGCACATTCTTCAGGTGTAGAGGCACGGTTAACTCCTTTATATGCTTTGTAGTCCTTGTACCAGCGTTGCACCAAGTACGACACACAAGACTGTAGGTCAGGGAAGTTAAGGAAACCAGCAGTAATGGTGATCCACTTACCATCAATGAATTCCTTAGTCTCATGGTCAGTACCAGAACCCTTAAGACCAAAGTAGTTATGAGTGCCAGAGGTGTGTTTACCATAGCCACTTTCAAGTGCCCACTGAGCAGCTACTACTTGTGGGAACTTAGCACCTGCTACCTTAGCGGCAGCCATAACTCCCTTCCAGGTGTTATCCACAAGAGCGATAGGTTGCATCTCGGCAGCCTTAGGAACAGGCGTTGACAAAGGGCGGAAGGTCATATACCAACCAGTACCTTTACCTTCTACTTCCCAACGCTTTAGCCAATTAGTCCAGGAATAGCTAACATCTTTACCACCTGAACCAATGGTAACGTAACCGCCGTTAACGTTATCCATCTCACCGTATGGATCATGGAAGATACCGTGTTCCCCATCATCACCGATGAGAAGCATCCAGTGACCACCACCAACAGGATTGGAAGCATGTCCTTTATGGAGGATACCTGTAGCTACTGGGTAACCAGCCTTGAGTTCGTTAAGTAGATCCTGTCTTGTGCCTTTCTGGTAGAAGGTAGCAAATACACCATATTGCTGACAGGCTTTAATTTGACTAGTGGAGAGAGTAGTGTCACCGTATTTGAGAACTGTTCTCAAGTAATCATCATCTGCATTACTACCCTTTAGCGCATCAGGTAGGAGATACTTAACGGCCATAGCACATGTAGAGCTAAAGCACATCCGATCTCCATGACCTGTTGCACTATCTGTCTGGGGGTAGTACTGCTTAACTTGCAGCAATACCATGATAATTACTTCCCTCTAAAGGTTCTACGGATACGCCGTACTGTGTCATCTTCAGTACGAGTCTTACTAAAGTAAGCAGCAGCCATAGAGATGGCTTGGGTAACACTATTAGAGCGACGCTTCTTAGTCATACCAAGGTACTCAGAAGCGATGAATAGGATGAAGAAGGCAAGTGTTTCGTAAGACACTTTGATACCTAGGATGGTGATCATAATCAGCAGTCAGCCGCGTCAGAGAATTCGGGGAGGGTCTTGAGGAATTGGTAGGCTTGTTTGATAAAATTGTCACCGTCAAGTTCCGGTGCAAACGAAAACTTATCACTGTAAAGCATGGGACCTTGGTTGGTGGCGTATGCGTTTACAACGAAAGTCAAACCTTGCTTGTTCCAAATAATTTGATCAATACGCCAATAAGCAGAATTGCAAACAAGTTGTCCTGTAAAATGTTGACGTGTTTCGGTAATAGAAGATTGAAGAGCCATTGCTGTTATCAAGGTGAATAATTAAATTACGGCAGATTGGTTGCCCAGGCTCCAACTTGAATCCATTGCGCTGAGTTTGGATCGTAGTAGAAAGAGGCAGTGCTGGATGTGCTTGTATTAGGTACTCCAGGATTATTGACTGAAAATGCAGCATTAAATGCAAGCGTTGTCCATCCAGCTCCAACGGCATTGAATATCCTGAGTATCAGTTGTCTTCCACTTTCTGCATTAAGCGGAGCGTTGATTGTAAATGTTGAACTTGCACCAGTGTAAATTATTCGATGAACTCCAGCTTCAAGACAATCAGGAGTGTATGAGCTGGCCGAAACAGTTGCGGATTTATAGACAAGGGCTTGACCACGAGACGTGCCAAGTTCTCGAATAGTGGTTTGTGACGTACTAGCTGATAAACTGTACTTAACCTGACCACCAACAGCTCCATGACCAGACCAGTAAGGGTCGATAATAGTTAATGAGCTATTGGTATTCAAACTTCTATAAGCATTCAAAGATGTAATGGCATTCCCAGTCACGTGGAAGTCTTGAGTACTAATAAAGCCATTTACCGTATCAAGGAGTATATTATCAAGTGTGTTTGTTTCACCATTAAGTGTAACAAATCGGTTCATTGTTGATGAACTGTTGATAGTAGAGACTAATTTAATTTGGTATGGTTTATTATTATTGCCAATTTCATTGGAATGAATGCAGATATCTCTAGATGATGACCCAAACCCATCAACATACACCCCACCAAAGGAACCAGTAGATCCGTTAGTAGTGATTGTGTTATACCTAATGTTAACTTGATCTACCGACCACATAGCGATACCAGCACTAGTGTTCGAGTCACACGCGCAGTGCTCAATATCTGCATAAGCTAAAGGCACACCTCCAGATAGGTCTGATTTAACATAGATTCCATAACTATTAGAAGTAAGTCTACATTGGGTAATCCGTAAATATGCGGTTGTATCAGTATCACCAGATCCGGAACTGCGAATGTGGATACCTTTACCTGATAAACCGTTGATTCGAACTTTTTCAATATCTAAATGATATACAGAGTACAGTCGTATGCCATCTGCATTTACCGGAGAACCATTTGTAATAATTGAAAAATCCTTCAGGATTCCGCCAGTGGAAAATCTATAGGTTGAGCTAGCGGTTATGGAAATAGCAGGACCGTTTACAACACGGGTGTCGATGACGCTAGAGAGCATCCCATCACCAACCAAGCGAATTGGCTTTTCAAACGTCGCTGCCGTTGGCGTAAAGGTAAGTGTCGATGTAATTTTATACGTACCAGTAGGAAGTAATACTGTTTGCCCACCAGCTGCGTTAATTGCTGCCTGAATAGATGCAGTATCATCAGCCACCCCATCTCCAACTGCACCAAAATCTTTAACACTCACCACATCTTGCAGCTTTGATTCAACGGTGCGCTGCACAGCACCGGTACCAGCCTGGATGAAACCTCCACCCAGGTCGGCTAAGTCACGTGTTTTTGTCATCAGCAGTCAACCGCGTCGGAGAACTCAGGGAGGGTTTTTAGGTATTCGTATGCTTGTTTAATTGGGTTAGAGCCTTCAAGATCAATAGCAAAGACGTACTCTTGTTTTTGAAGTAAGATTCCGTCCTTCACCTTAAATGCGCTCAGGTCAAATGAGACAATCTCCTTTGAACCACTGAAAGAAGTTACCTTTAAATAGGAATCTTCAAAGATTGAAAACTCTTGAAAGTTATTAACAAGAGTAAGGGTTTTAGTGAGGGCCATAATTAGGTTCGTTGTTGGATAAATTTAACGTTGACGTGGGTATCAACGTCAACCGCGTAAGAACTTGCTCCAAATGTTTTTAATGTAACTGAATCGTTAACATTTAATTCGATTAAAGTTGAAAAAGAAAGTGTACAAAGCTCAGGAGATTTGGCCCACGCTTTCCCAAAACTTGTAGCATTATTTCGTTCAAAAATACCAACTACAGAAACAGGGCTAGCAGGCGTACCAACTGAATTAAAGTTTATTTGTGCTGTAAATTCATATAGTCCAGGTATGTCAGCAACAAAAGCATTTGTTCCAGTGTTAAAATTACTACGGTTATCGTATGTGGTTGGAGTGTAATTAGTGAAATCAACAACATTCCAACCCGTCAAAGAAGCCCTGCTCACACCAGTACGAATATCCAAAAGTGGTTCATACTTGGCATCTTTTACATATGGCCTTAGTCCACTACCATAAACGATGGCCCGCTTACCTGATGTAAATAGCCACGAACCACGAATGTCATTTGATGCAACTTTGACATCATCCGCTCCAACTCGAATGGCAGTCCAAGCAACGTTTGCGGTTGAGATAATTGTGTTACCAACTGCTTGACTGTTGGTAGCTCCCATAACAATACCACCACCAGAATTTTCATCCGTTCCAGGGAATCTACCACTTAAGTAGTTGTTGGCGATTAAGCAGCCCTTGCTGGATCCAGTTGGAATTGCAGTACTTGGATCTTGAACAACAATTCCCCAAGTATTAGCAGTAACGGCAGAACTTTCTAGAAAGATAGAGTTATCAGTGACAGTGTGTCCGCTACCAAGAGCACGAATGCCAACATTACCAGCTAAATTTCTGGTGTTATAGCTGCGTATTAGGTTTTTTGAAATCTTACAGTATTGAGCTTGGCGTCCAGACACGGCAGCTGAAATTACTGCCAACTCGATTGGACTAGTGCCGATTGCAATAAATTCGTTGTTGGTAATTTGCCAATCAGCAATCCAATCAAAAGCAAAAATACCACTTTGATAGGTTGTATCAAAGATATTATCTGAAATGATAACTTCTTGAACGGCTCGCCAAACATATGCTAGGTTGTCTCCATTGGAAACAATGCCGTTGCCTACATTCTTAATGATGTTTCCAATTACTTGACATCTATATGAGGCGTTGTCAATTTCAGCACCAGCGTAGTAACCGAGGTAGTTTGCTTTGTCGCCACAGTTCTGAAGAATGTTATTGATAATCTGAACATCGTGGCAGCGGTAAATCGACACCCCGTTGTACCAACTATTTTTAACTCGACAGTCTTTGATTATCAAGCCACGGACGTTATAGGCATAAACAGGATACTGATAATTGTCAGCAGCCCAGGTAGAGGCTGCAGTCGATCCATTGGGCCAAGTACCACCCCACGACCCGTAGTTGGCACCATAGGCAGTTCCGCCATCCACATTGACGTTGTAATCGCCATCAAGAGTCAATCCCTCAATAACAATATTCTCTGCCAAGAATGTAAACTCATCAGCGGGAACAGCGCCCGGCGCATCTGCCCCCTTCAAAACCGGTTGCGCGGCATTGCTGGCCAAGAATGGCTCTGGAAAGCTGGTGAAAATGCTTGTCCAAAAGCCACTAGCTTTGATGGTAGTTGAATCCCGTCCGGCACCCATGTGGGTTACATTGCGCCGAACATTTCCAGAATACGTAAACGTTTCAATGTTGTAATCATCGAGGCGAATAGCTCTAGTAATTCTATAAATACCAGGGGGATAATAAACAGTACCACCGCCTAGGTTGGCAACGTACTTGGTCGCTCGGTTAATGGCCAAGGTGTCATCAGCAACGCCATCCCCTACAGCACCAAAATCCTTAACAGAGACAACATCCTTCAACTTACTATCAACAGTTCTAGTAACAGCACCAGAACCACTTTGATTCCAGTAAACATCCTGTGCCTGAGCAGTTGTACCAGTATTGAGGTTGTTGACGCAGATGACTTCAAGAACATCACCAGCGATAAGTGCTACATTGAGGACAATGCTAGTTCCGTTATTAGCAGTGTAGTCCGCATCACGTTGCAGTTGAGCACCATTAAGATATACCTGCTCACGGTTAGGGCTATAACCAAGTGTACCGCCAGTCGTACCAACACCAGACAATGTCGTCTCACCACCAACAGCAGTCTTACTCCAACGGGTAAAGCCAGGAATACTTAGATTACCGTAACGGTCATCAATATATTTTTTAGTGGCAGCATCACTATTGGAAGTAGGTTCACCTAGGTTATCAATTTGGTAGCCATTCATATTGAGGTTACCAACCATAGGGTTAGAACCATCAATGCTGACAGCGTTATTGTTGATCTCTTGGGTTACATAAAGGTTCTGAGTGAAGTTATCGTTCAGGTCCTTTGCTCTAATAGCGGAACCAGAAGAGAAGACAGCAGACAAAGCATCATCATCGGTATCTCGAAAGATACGAATAGAGGCTCCATTAGCAGGAGCATTACCTGCAGTGAACAGGACCTGACCACCGGTCTTTGTCGTATAGTTAAGGCTCTGTAGGTTGTAGTGAGTACCAGCTGTTTTCAGTACACCACCAACACTTACCTTAATATCAGTAGATTCAAGCCATTTAAAGGTAAAAGAAAAGGGTCCTAAGTTAGACCCATTACCAGTGAATGTATTTTGTGTAGTTGCCATTTAAAGTTATCGGTACATTTGGGTTAGTCGCTCAATCTCTGCTTTACGACGATCAGCAGCCCTGGCAGCATCATCAATACGACCCTGTTTCATAAGGTTCTTATTGGTCAGGGATTCTTGAATGGAACGCCACATCGGTTCATTCTCTTGCTGCATACGCATCTCAGCAGCCTTTTGGGCTTGAGACATGATATCATTCATCACTGAATAAACTTCACTTTGAGCTGCTTGGATCTCTTCAGATGGACGACCTTGAACACGCATAGCACGAATACGATCTAGCTGATCGTTATACTTCTTGTTCTTACTAAGCTTATCGAATTCCTTCCACAGTTGTTGTTCACCGATGTACTTATACAGTACTTCACGTTCCTGTGGGGTATATTCGTGGTTACCAGAGGAGTCCTTACGAATCATTTGGATACCATCCCAGCCACTATCAATCAACCACTGACGCCAAGGCTCTGTACCTTCGCTAATCTTAACTGGGTTAACAGCATTAAGAGCACGTAGGACTGGGTTATCGATGTCATTAAGGGGCTTACCGGTGTAGATATCAATCTGTTCAGGTAGCTGACTGGAGAAGCCAGGCAGTCTGTTTTTAACATAACCTACAAGGTCATTGTAGATATCCTTTTGGGAACTAGTTATGGCATTGTTGACAACACCAAGAGCACCGGACATAGGGATAGCAGATCGTGTTTGATTAGCAAGATAGCGAGAGATAGCAGTCTCATCACCGT